ATAGCTACAATAACATCTTGTCCGTCCTCTATATTCTTATGAACTCCTTTTACTTCAGCAAACCCTGTTATCTTTCCTTTGTTATATAGAACTGCGTCAATGTGAGCATACTCCTGATGTGAGCCATAAGTCAAATCAAAGTTGTTGCAAAACTGAGTTAAAGCTTTGTTCTGTCTTTCCCTATGTGCTTTTCTTTCAAATTTCATTTTCAAATTTAGTGTAGAAAATTGCTTCTAAAATACAAAGTACAATTATTATTCCCCATACTATTGTTAATATCTTCATCTTAAAAGTTTTACAGGTTCTTGATACCATAAGGTATTTTCTTTTGGCTTTCCTAAAGTGTGTACTTCATAGTAGGCATTGTCTACTAACTTCTTCTGAGCATACACCCACTTATAGAATGTTCTAATATTTAAAAAGGGTTCGTCCTTTCCAAATCTAACGCCCTGTCTAAATGCGTCCTGAACTTGGTTGAAGGTCATATTTCCAAAACGCTTTTCTTGTATTAAGTCTTCTGCAAATATCTTACTTAGACTTGCTAAGGTCTGAGCGTCTGACCTGTGTCCTATTTCAACTGAAGTCTTAGCAACTAAGTCTAGGACTTTTTCAGTTAAATCTTTTAAGTTCTCTTGTTTTAATGGTTTCATAATAATTCTTTTGCTTTTTGCCATTCATTAATTTGAGCGTCTAACTTACTCATTGTTTTTGTATTTGACTTAGGTTTATCCCATTTCTTTTGATTAGCTGCCCAAGTCTTTAATCTGAGCTTTGTACTCCAAGTTTTATTTAATTCAAATTTCATTTTTGTATTAGATTTATTAGGTTCTGTCCAATAATCTACAAAGCCATTTAAAATACTTTCTTTATAATCAAAAGTTAAAACTTCAAAAACAAATTCATTACGCCTATTAGATATATTATTTTTATTATTATTCTTATTGTTATTCTTATTAATAGTTTGCGTTTTTTTAACTTCTAGTTGTTCACTTTCTTTACAACTAGTTTGCGTTTTTTTAACAACTAGTTTTGCAGTTTCTTCACAACTAGTATTGAAATAACTTAACAACTTAGCTTCCATTATTTTAAAGTGCTGCTTTGCAGGAACACCAATTACTTTAGTTTCTATAATTTCTAAGTCTTTTAGTCTTTTAATTGCTTTCCTTTGCTGATGTGAAGTCAAACAAGTGTCTTCTTCTATATTCTTAGCAGTATTAAAGAACCACCCATCAGTCATTCCGTTAGCCATAAAGTATTCTTCTTTGCTAATTAGGTCAGCAAGTAGGACTGCACCCTTCAACCCTACCTGCTTCGCTAATTGCTTGTTCACTATTAAAAAAGCTGAACTACTTAATAAATGTTTCATATAACTTCTATTTCGTATTTATAATTTTCAAGGGCTAACTTACACAATTCAAATTTATTATAGAACTCTCTGTAAGAAACTTTTATGTCAGTTCCAAAATTACCGCAATTAATACGGATAGTTGTCTGATGTTTTTCACTATCGTATATATCATTATCCCTTAAATATCTCTTTAAGTCATACATATCTTTAAAAGTATATTTTGCGTCTTTAATTTCTGAATAAGCGTTGTAAATTAAATTAAATGTATTACGATACTTAGGAAAAGAAGCATAATTAAGAGCGTGTCTAACTTCATAATGATTAACACTTGTTCTATCTCTATCCAATACTTTGGCAATTACATCTCTATGAGTTCCGTCTTCAATTCTTGCAACCATAGCTGCAATCATTCTAGGCACTTGATATTCTAACTTCCTGCATTTTAAAGCTAGAGAGCCTTTAGGCAACCCCACTAAACTTGTAGTGAGGTCGCAAAGGTTTTTAAAGTTATCTTCTGTATTCATCTTAGAAAGGCATATCTTCTTCTCCATTCTGTATTTTGTCTGAAGATTTATTACTTTGATTAGTGAAAAAGTAGCCGTCTATATTGTGAAAATATCTACCGTTGTATTCTCTTGAATAAACATTACAAAGAACTGATACCTCCATACCTATTTCTAGTTTGTTCATTTGTTGTAATTTATCACCAAAGGCACTTACACAGACTTCATTGTTAAACTCCCCGCCTGTATCAATTACTATTGATTGCTTCTTCCATTCTTTCCCTGATTTTTTTGATGTTCCTGTTTCTAATTCAAGTTTTCTTAATACTGTTCCTGTTACTTCCATTTTTATTGTGCCTGTTTTTGCAGGTCTTTATTAATTAAATTATTTATTTATTTCTTGCTTTAACATTCTCATTAATGTACTTTCTTGTTTTTCAGACATTGAGTAGTTTCTCATCTTAGACATTACTGCTGAACCTTTACCTGTATTGATAAACTCTAACATAATATTATAAATGTCAGTAGTCATTTCAGGCTTTGAAATAGGCTCATTTACTTTATTACTATCAGCATCTTTAGTATCATCTAATAAAAATAAATTACCTAAAGCATACTTCTTAGCATAAGAACTACTAGAACCAAATGACTGAGCAATATCCATTCCTTTTCGTTCAGGATTAATACCTGCTTGAGCTTCTACTGATATATTAGTTTCTCCATCTGAAATTGATACTTTAGAGTTTAAAACTAAGTACCCTGCAATCTCCTTTGTTGTTTCTGTTATAGTTAAATAACAACCATACTTCTTTAGTAATGGTTTAACGGCTTCTAAGATGTCTTCAGCACTTCTGTACTTATACTTACCAAAACTATTGAATTGGTTCTTAGGTGCTTTTAATTCGCTTTGTATAGCTATTAAATAGTCTGTCTTTTCTGTTTTCATTATCTTGTTCTTAATATTAATGCTTTTCTACCCTTTTGGTTATAAAGCTTGTTGTAGTGTTTTAGTTTATCTATTACCTTCTGATTGTCTTCATCTGTTATATTCAAGATGTTGTTCCAATATGAACCTTTAGGCTCAACTTTGTAGTTGTAACATTCATTAAGCATAAGTCCATTCTTCTTACTGTATTCAACTGATGCTAAATCTATCTGTTCCTTAGTTCCATAAATCCTTATAGACCTTTCGTTCCCTTTTACATCATTATTCAAAATGAATAGGTTGTAATCCCAAGTGGCTTCATTTGTGTAGCCGTCTCCCTTATAAAAGAAGTCTTGACAAATTAAGTTCAATGTATTGTATTCTATGTATTCTGCGTCTAGTCTAGTCATCTTAGTAGTTTTGAATGTAAATTAATGTAGCTAAGATTGAAGCTCCTATTATACATAAGTGAGCAACTACATCTAACATCTTATTCCTTCTTTTAGCTCTCTCTTTAGTTAGATTTATCTCGTTATAATTTTGCAATTTGTTTTTAATAAAAAAGTTTGTTTTTTCTTTTTCATTTAGGAAGTAAGTAGCTCCTGTGTTGTTATTTACAATTTTGTAGTTCATTTCTTGATTATTTGTGGGGGTTTTTACACCCCCTGATTAATTATATAAGATTTACTTTTCTTTTCATTAGTTGCAACATAGACCACATTGTGTCATAAGAGGTTGACCTTTTAACTCTTTTTATGTCTACATTAAAACCGTAAACATCATTAAGGATTTCAAATTCTTTGTAAAGATTTCTCCAATCTTCTTTGTTTGAGTAAATTGTGTATTTTGACATTTTCTTTTTCTTTTTAGTTAATTTTGTTTTATTGTCTTTTAATTATTGACAGGACAAAGATACAATAAAAAACTTACTAACCAAACTTTTAACAGACTTTTTATAAAAGTTATTAACAATTTAAGTGTTAATAGTGTTTTTACTAGATAAGCAACTTTAAGTGTTGTCTAGTATATTACCATTAAAAAGATGTGAAAGTGCCTAAAACGGCTAAAGGGGTATGCTAAAAATAGTGTACAAGTCTAGCTATTTGACCTGCTTCTTTGGAATGTATAAAGCCTTCTACTGCTTTTTGTACTCCACAAAAACCTTTTCTGTTGTGCCAACTATCAGTTCCGCTTGGTGAACGCATATACTCAACTGTTACACCTATAAAGTCTTTAGCGTCTAACCATTTGTATTTAACTTTATGATGTAAGTGATGTAAATACCAATACCTGTATTTAGTTTCCGCCCATTCTTGCGGTTTTTCGTTTGCCATTAACATAGGGAGCTTATCCATTTTAGCTCCGTCTCCGTGTTCAAGCCCTATAAGATTAGAACCATACTTGTAATATTTCCTATGTGCTACTGATATATCAAAAGTTACATCTTTAGTATTTCTAAACCAAGACTTTAAAGAGTGTGCTAAATGGAAACCGCTTTGATAATCGTGATTAGACATTGAATGTACTACATCTACAGGAGCAACCTCCCTTAATATCTCAACACATTTAACATATAGTTTTAAAGCTACCTCAAAATGTTGCCACCATTTACCGTCTGCGTCTTGTGGAGTTCCTGCTGTTGTTGTATTATATACATTGTCTATATGTAGAATATCGTTTCCTACACAAAATAAAACCCTATCTATACTAAACCCCTGAGCTTTGCTAATAAGTCCTGTAACACCTTCTAAAACTCTATTGTAAGCAATCTCTGTATTATAGTCATCTCCTGTTTCTAAAGCAACCCCTAGTTTACCAATATGTATATCAGCAGGGTTTATCACTAATAGGTGTTCACCTTTAACTCTTTTAATTGTTGGGTATTTTGGAGAGTAGTTTTCTATTAGACTTTGTATGTCTTCAAGTAGTTCTAGCTTATCAGTTCCGTATTGTTCTTTAGTAACTATTGAAAAGCGTAACTCCCCTGACATACTTTGCCAATGTTTAACGCTTACAATATCCTTTTTATTTATTCCCCTATCTTTAAGGTGAATATCTAAAGCAGTATTGCCGTTAATGTTTTGTAAATCCTTTCCCCTGCTTTCATTGATTAACTCAACTTCTTCAGGGGAAAGTCTTATTCTTGTTCCTGCCAAAACTTACTTTTTAGCAACGTCAGCAATTCCTTGTCCAACGATAAGAACTAAGATTGCGTGATACAATTCTGTTGCAGTAGTTTCATCAACTCCTAAGTAAGTAACTAAAGCAGGAACTACTACTGAACCGATTGCGTACCAAAACTTCTTAGATTTTAACATCTGTCCGATAAGGTACTTTTCTAAAAACTTTTTCATAACTATTTATTTTTGATTATTAAATTAATATTTTCACCGCCCAAATATATAATTTCTTGCATAACTAAATCCATAGCTAAGCGAGAGTTTTCAACAATGTCTTGTTGACGACCATTTCCTACTAGAATACAGCCGCTTGTATCTTTAGCTGTATTTCCTCTATGAAATAATATCCAATCCCTATTAGGTACATCTTGAACTAATAAGTGTAAGTAATCTCTTGTCGCACTTTCCCTTGCTAATCTAAGTCTTACTTTGTAATTTCCTTTAGGAATACAGCTAATACTTCTTTGATTGTCTATCCAAGGATTTTCTAATGTATCACAAAAACTTTCACCATTGATAAACAATCTACCAATAGTTGATTTTTCTGTGAAGGTATCTCTTATAATTAAAAGATTAACGACCTTGACCTCTGTAGGCTTTTTTAAAGCCGTTCTGTCCTTTACTTGCGTTTTTAGAGTGTATTCCCTTTCGTTTCTTTTTAACGCTCTTAAAAGAGCTTGTAACAACATTACGAGCCATCTAGTTATTTTTATCAAATTGAATGAATTTATATATAGTATATGCTATTGAAAGTATTAGTGCAATAAAACTTAGTATTTCATTTGCACTTGCTAGAGTGAACCCAA